TTGCTCGATTCGGATGATAAACCAGTTAAGGATATTTTAAACAAGATTAAACGGTACGCGGGACCACGTAAAGATTTTCATAACGAGAAAGTTAAAATAAGGGATATGTTATATTATGACATAGACGCGCTTGAAAATGATTTTCCAAAAATAAAATTAAAAAGTGCAATTGGTACGACTAAAATTGTAAGTACCGTCGATGGGTATATCACTGATCTTCGGGTACCCTAGTTGCCAAGTAAAATTTCAACTCACCCAAATTAGCAACATTATATTTTAATATCAAAAACCTATTTTGTTCTTCTTGCATAATTTGTACTGTAGAACACATACTCGTCGCTTTTGTAAATATATTCATGTATCGAAGGGAATATTCACCCGAAATTTTGGGACTTTCTTCCGTACATTCAATATTCGTTTCCTGGTTCGCAAAATCTCCCATACATTGTAGTTTAAGATTTGTACCTTCCCTGGTTATTTCTATGATATTACCGATATTGTGCATATCTCTACATATTCTTTGAAAATCCATGGAGGCCATTGGTGTAATCGTGGTCATGGTCATATCTGGTACTTCAATTTGGTTTTCATTTATATCGAGTAATTTCAAAGCAAACTTAGTACACGTTTTCTTTGATTCATTATGAATTTCAATATTCATAAACTCTTTACAATTTATACTCATTACGAGAACATCATTATTTGTTATCGATTTAAGAAGTTTAAATGTATTCGCGACATTTATACCCGCAATTATATCGGTTTCACATGTATATTCTTCGAAATTATCTGATGAGAGATACATATCTACTAACGATGTACGTGCTGTGTCGAGAGTTACGATGTATATACCATCGGGTTTAAAGTATATATTTACATCGTTTAGTATATCTTTGAGTACTTCAAATGTTGATTTTATGGCACTCGCCTGAATTGTTGCCAATTTCATATCTGAAAAAATATAGATTTAATTCTTTATATTCTTGTTATATGCATCTGATACACTTTGATTAATCTTATCTTCAAGTTCGGGTGTCATAGCCGGCTGTAAAGTTCTACCATAGTCATCTAAACCAAATAAGTCTCCTGAACCCTCCCCTTCTAAAGATGTTGTTGAACAACCACCAAAGTTACACGACTCTAATTCCTGTACCGGTAAAAGTGATTCTAACCAATTTCGTATTTCATTCCCGACTAAAAGTTTACCGTTTTTTGTAAGCATGGTTGGAACACGTGTAATTTTATTTCTATATTGTGGTGGTATACCCAATTTGTTAATGTTATGATAATTAACAATTTGTTTGAGTTGTGGATGTTTATTAATATAGTCAATTATATCCAAACTATGATTACACTGTGGACTATAAATTAGAAGGGACATATCTTAAAATAGAGTTTACTTTTTTTTATCGAAAAAAACACATTTTTACATATTTTTTTATACACGTAAGATACAGGAAAAAAACAAAAAGTTTGTCACTTTTTGCGATTACCCAAAAAAACTTTTTTTTATTTTATACAAAGTATCTCCTTGAGAAGGATGTTGAAATTCAAAAATAAATTTTTCTTTTACTAATCACAAAAAGTGACAAACTTTTTAAAGATAAATAAAAATAATTATTAATATTAAATAATGAATACTATACTATTAATATTATTAATACTCATTGTACTCATGACCATGTCCAGGACGGAAATGTTTACGGAACAATTCGGACTTTCTGGATACACTAAACCAATGAATTCCGTTTTATTGAAAGATACTGAAATGGATTTATCTGATTACGAAGAATCAGGTGAAGAAATTGAAGTATCCAATGATCTCATGCAAGAAATGGTTCTCGCAACGAACAAAGAAGTTTCTAAAAAAACTGGTCTTTGTACGTATATTATCGAAACATTATCGGTAAAAAAGTATATAAATAAGAAAAGTAATCAGGAAATATACAGATGTATGTTCATGTCGGTGAAACATAAGGGGTTTGCCGTAGGATTTTCGGTGACATCCGATTTACGAATTATTGATGGTCGTGCAACTGTACTAAATGTGAGAACACAACCTATAGACATTAATCCACCATCGGATCCAAGTATTTACCAGAAATCAATAAAGGGTAAAGAATTTGAAGATTATACAGAAGTTAGACGGAGTGAACTTGATATGGTTAAAAATACAAAAATAATAGATAAGGCTATATCGGAACCACAAACCATGTACGGTAAAATTAACATTTAAAACTCTAAAATAATTATAATGATCAGTATTGATGAAATATCACGTATAACTGAAAAGAGGAATCATTTGAAAAAGGAAACGTATACTAAAATTTACGAACAGATTTCAAAGAAGATACGTCAGTCGGTAGATTTAGGCCATAAATATTTGTTTTGTCAAATACCTTCTTTTGTCATGGGGTACCCCCATTTTAACAGGGCAAAAGCACTACAGTATATAAAACGACAATTTGAAATAGGTGGATTTACAGTTCAGATTATAGGCGAATACGAATTATGTATTTCATGGAAACCAAATAAAAAATCACGAAAAAATGAACACCATGAACATCCAGAAGATACAGAGGATTTTCCTACACTCGTAAACCTTAAAAAAGCAGCAAATAAATACAGGGGAAAATAATTGATGCGTGAGACTTGAAGTTTAAATATGTAAATATACTACAAATATGAGCGACCCTTTAAATATACTCGTCGAGGCAAAACGTGAATATATAGGTCAATTATGTTTGCTTATGTGTCCAGTTATGATCGAAACGTTTGAAACAATGTATGAGGAAGCATACAAACTTACAAAAGGTCGAAAAGTTCTTGTCATGTACCAAAAACTTCTGAAAGAGGTTCCAAATTGGAGTGATGCCATGTCAAAACAACACACGGATAATATATCCAATAGGTGTGCGTGGTTTAACGATCTGTTAGCTGCTGTTTTTGTAAGTTGTGTTAAAATTTTATCCGCGGTTCGATTGAATAAAGATAATAAGAAAATTTCATTGAAACTTCCAACGAATGAAGTTTTCATTCAAACGTGTTATAACAACGCTGCCAAGGATTTGTATAGAGACCCATACATTTATCATGAAACACAAAACGAACATACAAGAAACGATAAATTATACGAGCGTTTTTGTATATGTATCGAAACATCCGTAAAAGAACTCATACCCGTACAACAGATTTTACAAACGTATATGTCTCAAACACAGGAAGGTCAGGATTTGGATGTTGGTGAAGCTGAAGTTGGTGACTCTGAAGACCCCGACCTGATCGATGGGTATGAAGAGGAAACGTCAGAAGAGCCATTCGATGCCGAACCTCCAATGGAACCTCCAATGGAACCTCCAATGGAACAGGTAATGGAACCGGAACAAACTTCACCATTTGAAAACGAATTTCGAACTATTGATACGAAGCAGCCACAGCAGCCACAACAGCCACAACAGCCAGAAGAAGAAGATGAAGGAGTTTTGTTTCCAGACGCATCCGAAACCCGTGCAAAAAAAGTTGGCTACTATTAAATGGAGTTCGAAGACTATTTAAGAGACCCCGCGTGGGCCGGAATTATCGCCGGTTTTATAACCGCAGGATACATACACTTTAAAGCAAAGATCAACAACGAAGGTAAGCTTCCCGTAAGTGCATACACAAAACCAGCTGCACTTATAGCAATTTTAGTATTTTTTATTGTTACTAACGGACTAGGTAAGAAAGAGACCATATCAACGGAACCATTTTAATTTTCTGACTTAAAGATAATATACATATTTACAGTATAATATGACTTCCGTGACCGCATTCAATGATATGATGGGTCAATTTCTTGTGGAATTACACAAGACATTTCCAGAAGAAAAAGGCTTAAAAAAGTGTTTATCGGCTTTCGATTTAATGAAAGCTTCAAACCCACGTTTAGTTGTAGACGGGTTTATGAAGGGTGTTACCCCGTATGCCGATAAGATTTCGTCCAAAGACGAATCATTTTTTATTGAAGAATCTAAGAATTTAGATTTTATGAAAGGTGTAAACCTCGAAAAACATTGGGGAAGTGCTTCCGAGAATACAAAAGGTGCAATTTGGCAATATGTTCAGACGCTCTACATGCTCGGTACAACCATTAGTTCGATCCCAGAAGACACACTTTCCATGATTGAGACAGTTGCAAAACAGTGTGCAGATAAAATGGGTGAAGATGGAAGTGAACTTGACGAAGCTGCGTTGATGAAAACCATGCAGGGTATGTTGGGTGGTATGATGAAAAAATAAACTCACTATATATAAATGACATCTTGGTTTGAAGATCCAAAACAATTGGTTCGAGTAGACAAAGTTCACGAATTTTGGCCGTCAAAGACACAATCTTCAGCAGACCGTGTTAACGCGACTGCTCGTTTTATCATTTATGCAACGTGTTTAATATACCTCATACGACGTGATCCACGTATATTCGTTTTAGGTGCAACCGCACTCGGTGTTCTTTATATAATGGAAAAATCTAATATGGTGAAAGAAGGTGTTATACGACCAACAAATGTATACAATAATGTGGGTAAAGAATGTTCCATGCCAACAAAAGACAATCCTATGGGAAATGTTCTCATGTCGGATTATGTAGATAGACCAGACAGACCCCAGTCGTGTCATTACCCAACCGTAAAAACCCCAGTAAACAATTTTCTAACAGGTGACATAAAATATGGACCATCTCGTTCGCGTTCATCTATGCCCGAATATCAAAGAAACGCACTATCGAGACAGTTTGTAAGTATGCCAGATACATCTATAGGTGGTACACCATATTACGAATTTATCCATGGAAAAAGAGATAATACGTGTCGCCAAGACCCGAGATTGTGTAACCCAGACGCGAGAGGGGTTCAACTCGAGGCGTTCGCGGGACTTGATCCAAATGGGGATAAGAGAAGTGGTATGCATAGAGGTTCTGGGTTAGGACCTTAATTTTAAACAATTTAATAATAAAGTAGTAGATACTCGATTTCCATAAACAAAATCTTTTGTAATAATAAATGGCGTATCAACTCCAACCAGGAATGAAAGTGGTTCAAGATCATGCGGTTCCCGCTGTTTGCGCGACCGAAGAAGTTTTTGTATATCCTCAGCCCAGTACCCTTAACTATACATCACATAGACCAAACACTATGTTATATGGTACTGCACCATACATGGCGGGTAAAGGTTCGCCAGCACAATATATCGATACATCGGATCAACTCAGACCACAAAGCACATCTCGTTTCAATAAAGTTTTGGCAAAAACGTATGAAAGAAACTTTCATCCACTCCAAAATGTCGAGTGTAAGTTACCACTTAGAACACAATCATATGAACCATTGAGTACCAGAGCCGAAATGCAAAATGGATTATTTCAGCAAAGATACCTCAATAAAAATCTCGCTAAGAAATAAGAATGGCTGATCCTATATCTATAATGGCTATAGCCGGTTTAGTTTATGCCGGTAGAAAATTGAGTCAACCAGACGAAAAATATACA